TAGCAGCGTCCGTAGCCTCAGCGCGGGCTTCCTGCCGGGCCTTCTCGATGGCCTGCTCATCCGCGGGCTTGTCAGCCAGTGCGGCGGCGTCCCGGAGCGCCTTCAGTTCGGCGGCGAGAGCGGCCTTCTCAGCTTTGGCGGCGTTACGCTCGGCCTTCATCGCATCGAGGGCCTTCTTGCCGGCATCACCAAGCGAGTCCTCGCCCGGTTCGGGCGGGTCAACCGGGTCTGCGCCAGCCGGGGCGGGCTCAACGGGGGTGATCGGGTCAACAGTTTCAAGCACTTCAGACATGATTTTCTTTCTGTCAGTCCCCGTTGCGGGGCATGAAAAAACCCCTCACCATTGCGGTAAAGAGGGGCTGTTTAGCTGGGCTAATGCCCGTAGCCAAGACGGTTAGCGCGACCACCCGTGAAGCCGTAACCCTCACCGCGGATAGCGGCAGGAACCTGACCAGCGGGGGTGATGTAGCCGTACTCCCGGAGCATCCTCACGGCGTCCTCACGGGTTTTCGCGCGTTTGTAAATCTCCTCGGGCATCATGCGCTGCTTATTTGACACGCCGTAACGCTCCGAACCGCGACGGTCGCGGGTAGCCTGCTGGCCACCCCAGTAACCGCGACGGGTTGTGCCTTCGGATGTGACCTTCGAGCCACCCGCAGTCGTAGACATGCCCCGGCGTGCGTTCACAACCTGGCCCATGTCAGCACCGTCACGGATCGCCTGCGCACCATCCTTCGTGAAGTACTTGTTCTGCTCATCCGCAGAGAGCGAATTGAAGTACTTGTAAGGGTCGGTGCGCTTATCCCCAGACGCGTTCTCAGACGTCGGGATGTGGATGCACTTACACTGCGGGTGACGGGCGAACCCGTCATTCCAGCGGTAAAACTTCCCCGCAAGGACCGCGCACCTAGCGCACGACGGCGGGGAGAGCATCCGCACATAGCCCGTACGGACGCTACGGGAAGCAACACCAACACCAACCGCAACCCGGCCCGCATCAGTAACCGTGGACGACGCCAACATGACAAGCTGATTCAACCCGCCAGCCATCGCCCGATCCACACTCAACCCCTGCTTGATACCATCCAACGCCGTATAAACAGGAGACGCCAACAAACCCGCAAGATCCCTGCCGTCAGCAGCAACACCAGCGAACGAACGCGGCGCCACCTCAGCACCAGACGAATCCAGCCCCTGAGCGTCAAGAGCAGCAACCACATACTCATTAGCGGACGACGCAGCCAAATACTGCGCCGCCGACACCGTCTGCACCATATAAGGCAACATCTCAGCCCACGAATCAGCGATCCGGGTACGATCCACCGCCTGCCACAAAGCCTGAGCCCTGTAAGCCGCCGTGCTACTCGCCTGAACCTGCTGCAAATAATGGGCTGCTGCTACGTCCTCAGCCGTTGCCATGCTGCTTGTAAGGGTTCACAGTCAGGTCAACGGAGCACTCGCCGGTCGATTCATCAGGGTATTCGGCATTCCAGCCTTCGCCTGACTGCTTCCACCCAGCGGTTGCACCCTGCTCCCACGCCTCAGCCATCAGGAGATGCGACGCGGCTTCGAGGGCGGCGCGGGTTGCACGAATGTGGTCACCGTTCGACTTGAAGTGAGCCTCAAGATAGGCGATTTCTGCGCTAACTTGAACGGCTTCCGGGATGTTGTAGGTGCTCATGCGGCATTACCTCCAGCGGGCATCTGCATGGCAGCCTGAGCGGCTGCCAGCGGGTCGGCGGCGAGTTCTGCCTTGCGCATCTCCAGTACGCGCTGCACCTCGTCCGGGCCCAAACCGTAGCGCTCGGCGATGTACTCGAACGGGAAGCCCACCTGCTTCATCTTCACCATCGCGTCGGCCATCTGCGCTTCGGAACGGTACTGGACATCGCCCCAAAGGTTCTGGCCCGAAGCAATTGCCGATATGCGCCTCTCATCCGCGCCCTGGCAGAGAGCAACAAGCCTGTTGACCTCTCGAAGCGCGGGGTTGACGTAGCGGATACGTTCCCGAGTCTTGGACACGAGCCCGGCTTCGGCGATTGTCAGCGACTCGGCCGCCGTGTTGACCATGTCCGCGAGCAGATAGTGCGGGGGAGTCCTCGTCTGGGCCGCAATGTGCTGCACGGCCCGTTCGATCACATTGCCGAATGCGTCCAGCTGCGCCACGGACCACTCAGCGATCTTGGCCTCACCGCCGGGCAGCCACAGAATCGTCTCCCCGTGAAGCTTGTCCAGCTCCACCGGCCGGCTGCCAATCTCAAGGCCATTGCTGTCCAGGATCGGGATCTGCGGAACATCAGCGCCCGTCACGACCTTCTGCGGAAGAGACGCGGAATCGAGCGCGTTCAGCAGGTAGGCCCAGACCAGATTGACGCTGTCCTGCATCGCCATGACGCCCTGAATATCAGACAGCGGGGAATCGTCCAGCAGCGTCTGATTTCGGAGCTCCACGACCGGCACAACGCCGAGCGGGTTGGCTTCCGGTTCGGCACCGTTGCGTGGTGTCCAGCCGCCGAGGACGGCGCGGTCAAAGTAGCGGCCGTCCCGGTCATAGTTCAGGTACCGGTCCTCGCCCGTCTCACGCTGGAATTTGTAGATCCATTCCGGCGTGTAGAGGGTGGCGTAGTCCATCTTGTCGTCTGCCCAGACGACGAGGGCCGAGCGCCGCTCGCCCGTCTGCGGATCCGTATCGACCAGAGTCTGCGCCGGATGCTCCCACGTAATCCGCGGGGTGTTGCCGTCGTTAGGGGAGACAAGAGCGTATGCGCGGGACGCTGCCCCGAAGACGAGGAACGCCTCAGACGAGCCGCGGTCGGCGTCGTTGGCCTCCCACACCCGGGCGAGCTCCATATCGAAGCCCTTATTCTCACCAAACAGGCGGAACCCGGTGTAGTTCATGCGCTCAGCGGCCGCCTGGGCCACCGGCATGCACCAGTTGTCTGAGAATCCGGAGAACCGGCGGGCAAAATACTCCCCGAACTTCTCTGAGGCATACTTCAACGTCCCGGTGGTCCCGCGGAAGTAGTTCAGGCGCTCATCAATGCTCGGCCTACGGTAAAGCAGTTCGTTCGAATGGCGTTCGGTGAGTTTCTGCGCCTCTTCGAGAGTCAGAGCGACCATCAGCTACCTCCTCTGTCCGTTGCGCTGAAACTTCGTGGCATTCGTCAAGGCCGGGGAGGCCAAGACCATTGACGTGCGCCGTCGCCTTCGCTTACTGAGCAAGCCCAGAAGGTGTCGTTTCCGTCGAGGAGTACGTGGAGGTTGCACGACTTGGCCGCTTCCCACACGCGGATGACGATGCCGGGGAACATGTCGCCCGCTTCAACGGGGTTGCCCATGTGGGCCACGTAGCCGTCGCTGGGGTAGTTCCCGCCGCTCGCCTTCACGAACTGCCGGAAGTCTTCGCGGCGTTTGTTGATCTGCGCGGCGTCCTGCTCGCTCAGCGCGTAGTGGACGATGCGACCGATGCTTGGCGTCTGACTCATGTGGTTCTCCTACTGCCGCGCCCTATCGGCGCGTACTGGATCCGGTGTAAATAACGCTTGTCTTTTTCTTCAGGCTTGTCCGCACGATGCCATCCATGGCCGTAACCGCCGCCTGGAACCCATCAATGCGGGAACTGGACTTCTTGCGGTCAGGCTTCACCGGCCGAATATTGTCCAGCCCGTCGTTCTTGACCTCCACAACGGAAGCCATCCAGCGCATGACCGGGTTTTCCTCATGGCGCATCTGCCCGTTCGACCACAGCCGCTCCATCTCCTTGCACGCAGGAGACAAGCCAAGGAACGTCTGGGCCACCGGGGCAAGCTCAACGCCCTTCAGATCAGCATCGAGTTCCTGCACCAGCTGGCCGGCGAACATCCGGTCATAGGAGACGCGCTGCATGTTGAAGTGCTTGCAGTCGCCGATCACAGCCGACTTCACCGCCGTGTAGTCGATGACATCGCCCTCAGTGGCCGTCACCCAGCCTTCATCAATCCACTGCTGGAGCGGGACCTGCAGCTGCTGCTGTAGGTCCACGACCTTCTCTCCCGGCACCCAGAACCTTGTGAACAGGTCCAGCTGGAAGCCGGGGCGATTCGATTCAGCCCACACCGACCATGCGGTGAAGTCAGAGACGGCAGAAAGGTCCAAGCCTCCCCACGCACGCCGGCCACGCAGCGCCGTACGCTCCAAGGGCGCCTTGCAGTCGTCCCACTTGTTCAAGTCCACCCACCGCGACTGATTCCGCATACGCAGATTCAAGGACAGCTGGCAGAACGCCGGGAACGCACTCGGGGAGGACTGGGCCTTCAACGCCTGGTCGCGCATGTACGCCAGCGTCGGCGACTTCCCCAAGCCCGGATTGGCCATCCGCCACGTTGATTCCGCGAAAGGATCGTCCGTCTCTTCGGCCGCCCACACAACGCCGTAGAACCGCGGGTCCTGAATGATCCCGTTGGCCACGTTGCGGGTGTACATGTGCTTCTCGTCGTAGATGGTGCCCTCTTCGGCCTCATCTGCGGTCGTGATGAAAATGACGAGCGGCTGGTCACGGGCGCCAGTGCCGGTCTCGATCGCCTCGACAAGCTTGCGCTGCAGCCGTAGCGTGTGGATCTCGTCAATGGTCGCGCCTGAGACGTTCAAGCCGTGCGCCGTCTCTGCCACCCGGGAAAGTACCCGAAGGATGGAGCCCGTCTTTGGGACGCGCACGACTTCCTTCAGGGGCTCAATGCGCGACCGTGCGGCCTTCGAGGTCTGCAGCATCCGCTTGGCGTCATCGAACACGCGGCCGGCCTGAGTAGTTGACCCGGCCGCGTTGTAAACCTCCGCGCCCATCTCACCATCAGCCAGCAGCAGCACGCCGGAAATGCCTGACGCGAAAGTGCTCTTCCCGTTCTTGCGCGGGATCTCAATCCACACAGAGCGGACCACTCGCACAACACGGTCAATCTCCGCGTCGTGGTAGACCCAGCCGAAAACCGGAGCCAAGACCCAGACAACCTGCCACGAGTCCAAACCCTCACCCAGGCGCATCGGCACACCGGCCCATCGGCCCTTCGTGTGCTTGAAAGCCCCCATGGCCCGCAGCGCCTTATTCGCGCGCTCGACGTCGAACCATGCGCCCGGCTGCTTGTCCGCCTGGAACGCCCGCACCAGCGGCGCACGCTCCAACGCATCCTTGATCTGCTCATCCGTCAGGCCAAGCTCAATCAGCGCCTCATACGGAACAGGTAGATCATCAGTCGAAGGGATCGTCCTCATCGTCAGTGTCCCTTCCGCCAAGCCTTGTAGCGGCTGACGGGGAAAGGCCCAACTCTCCAATCAACGACCGCAAATGCGACCGGTAAGCGTTCAGGATGGAAGTCCAAGCGTTCTTCACCTGGCCGCGTTCGGTCATCACGACAACGCCCTCATGAGACAAAGCGCGCTCGCCCTGCTCAATGCGGGCATACGTCACGCAGTACTCGACAAGGGTCTCCTGCTGCTCACCCACCAGCCCCACAGAACGGGACAGAGTCGGCGCCAACTTACGCCACAACCTCGAAGCAGTACCCTGAGCACGGATGAGCTCACCCGAGCCGCCATCGAACCAATCCGACCACTCAGGCTCGTGCAAGTCAGACGGCGAAAACGTCACCGAATCCTTCAGTGGGCGCTTGCCCGGATTGCCCTCACGGACCACCTGCAAGGTCGGCTTCGGCTTTCGGCCAACAGTCGCCACGGGGAACCTCCAAAGGCTCGAAAAGGCCCTCCACAGAAACACTCAATTTCGCGGCGGCGAGAAAAGACCTCACCGGCGGTGCGGGCGGGTGCCCCCAAGGGGGGTGCCCCCCACCCCTCGTGGCCCTGTCAGAAGGGCGCGTTCCATCCGCCGGGTTGGGCGGTTGCAGTGTGCTTGCTGTGGCATGGGTGGCAGAGGCCGCGTCCGTAGCGCGGGTCGTTGCTGTTGAGCCCGAGCTTCTCAAGGTCGCGCTTGCTCTTGGGGTAGTGGTCGGCGTCGGTGCTTGGCTTGACCCTGCACATTTGGCAGATGGGGTGCTTGGCGAGTACACCTTCACGGAATTGGCGTTGGTGTCGGTGGCCGTAGCCTCGCTGTGCGCTGCTGCCTCTGGCTTGGTCGGCGAGCTTCACGTGTTCGCCGCACTTGCTGCCTTGGCCTGGGGGTACGAGCTCGGGGCAGCCGACTGTGGAGCATGGCTTGCGTGGCGCGCTTGGCACCTACTCGTCATCGTCCTCGGTCTTGGTGAACTCGGTGCCGTCGCGGTCCTTGTGTGGTCCGTTGTGCCTGTCCAGTCGTTCGCATATGTCGCCGTCGCCGAATGGGTAGGCGCCGCACATATCGTTCTTGCAAGCATGGTCGTTGAGGTGTTCGCCGCAGTAGTAGTTACCGCAGCCCCAGTCCTCTTCGCTTCGCCATCCTTCGGGCTGTTCGCCGCAGAGGTAGCCATGGCCCCGGTCGATCTGCTTAGAGCAGTCTTCCTTGTCGCACTCAGCTTCTACGCCATATCCGGCCTCTCGGCCGTCTGGGAGCGTGTAGTGGGCGTAACCCATAATTGCCTCCTGCTCAGTGGTTGGTGATCTACTTGCTAGGCCGCTTCATCGGTTGTTGGTCGGCGTGCTTTCGATCAGTGGGCTGGCGATGGGTCGAATATCGCGCCGGGCCTGCCTTATGGCTTGCCTCAGCCCTTGCCGGGTGAATGGGCCGGCGGTCGTGCTCATGGGAGCGACACTGGGGCCGCCGTGGTTCTCCCCGGATTCGAACCGGGACTGTTCAGGCTTTGAACCTGCCGTCTCTGCCGTTGGACTAGAGAACCTTGTAGTAGCCATTACCGCTGTGCATGGCTGACCTTCCCGGGAGTCCGTTCAGGTTGCTACTACTCCGTGGCAGCAGTAGGAATCGAACCTACCGTGGACCGGTTTACAGCCAGCCCTGGCACCTTGCCTCTTCTACTGCCATGCGCCGGCGCTTCTCAGCGAGCGGCGGTGCGCTTGACCCTGCGCGGGAGACGCTGACCTCCTGGGGGTGAGGTGCTATCTGGGCAACAAAAAAGCCGAGCGCTTGTGGCGTTCGGCTTAGTGTTTGGGTACGGCAATTACGCCGCTTTGAGTCACTTTAATGCACTGTGCCCGGGTTGGCAATTAGGTAGGCGGCATAGGCGAGTCGCAGGTGTTTGTCGCAGATTTGGATGCTGATGCCGTCTGGGATTGGGCGGCCGCAGTTTCGGTATTGGCATACGCCTTCGTCGTGGTTGTAGTGGAGCTGTTTGACGCCGGTCATCGTACTTCCTCCGTTCGGGTTTTGTGCCATGCTGCGAGGACTTCGTGTGGGTGGTAGGTGGGTGAGGGGTCTCGGTCTACGGGTGTGAGCTTTCCTCGTTGGGCCCAGTTGCGGATGTCTTTGCCGTTGATGGCGATTCCGGCTTTCTCGCGGAGCCAGGGGATGAGTTGGCGGGTGGGCATGGGTGGCGCGATGTCCTTGACTCGTGCGCTGTTGGCTTCGTGGTCGACAGTCTCTTCTTCGGCGCCCCAGACTAGGTGTCTTGCCTGCTTGACCCAGATGCGGGCCATGTAGAGCGTCTGGCCGGCGTCGGGGTTGCCCATCGCTTCGCCGTGCGCCCGGTCGGGGAGGTGGTTGAGCCATGTCTGCAGCATCATGGCGTCGAGGTTCCCGGGTTCTCGGGATCCGGTGGTCCCGCCACCTCCGCCACCGCCGGGCTTGCGGACTACGGCGGTCCCGGCCCGCGCCCCGTCCAACAACAGGATGAGGACCGGCACGTCTTTGAGGAGTCCGTCGAGTTCGATGATGTGTTCGGTGCAGAGGTAGAGGCTCGTGATGTGGCCGCAGTCGGGCGCGGTGCAGATCATTCGGCGTCCTCCCATGGCCCGGGTGCGATGGCGGCACGGCGCTTGATGAGGGTGGCGCTATCCCCGCATTCATGGCAGAGCTGGATGTAGTCGAGCGCATTCTTCTTGCTTGTGCTCGGACGCGCTCCCCATTTCGTGCGGGTTCCCCATTCGATTCCCGGCTCGGGCAGCTTGGAGAATCCTGCCGAGGTGAGAACGTCTGCGACATGGCCCGCGATGTCGCCCGGGAAGCGCCCTTCCCACTGGCAACCTTCAGCCATGCACCGAACCGCTGTCGGGTACGTGGGGTGCTCCCAGTTCTCCACCCAGTGTTCACGGACGATTTGGGTCATCAATTCCTTGCTCATGTGTTTTCTCCTGCGTGGGTGATGGTGATGTAGACGCCGGGTGTGCCGTGGTAGGTCTTGTCGGCATCGATGTGGATGATGCGGGCGTCGTCGGTGATGACGCCTTTGATGACGGCTTTGGTCTTGCGGTTCTTGGTGGTGGAGAGGGAATCCAGAACGGCGCGGATGAGCTTGTCGAGGTCGGGCTTGACGGCCGGCGCCCACCATCGTGGCTTCTTGGGCGGTGCGAGCTGGAAGACCAGCGAGACGTTCAGCGGGCCGTCCATCGGTTCGCCGTTGTGGCGTGCCATGGTCGATGCCCGGATCTTGTTCCGCCATTCCCGCAGCGGCGCTTTCACGGAGACGACGCGGCCGCGGTAGACGTCCACGGATCCTTGCGGGACGGGTGTGCCGGGCACGAAGGCGTGGATCACGGCGCCTCCTGCATCTGGTGTTCGGCGAGGATGAGCTCGTTGGGGCCGTACCAGAGCAGTGGGCGGTCGAGGCCTGAGACGCCAAACGAGAAGTGCTGGCTGCTGTCGATTTCAGCCACGGTGCCGACTTGGTCGAAGTGGTAGCTTCTGCGCGCAATGACGCGGACATGGTCACCTTTGCGGAACTTGGTCATTGGTCCTCCAATGCGGAAGCCCCAGCGGTTGCCGGGGCTTCGATGTGTTCGTCGTCCAGGATTCTTTCGAGGACGTTCTTTGCTGTGGGTGTCATGTGGTCGGGGTAGAGCATCCGGATGGCGGCTCTGATGCGTTCGGTCATTTTCGGAGCTCGGCGAGGGTGCGGGTGAGGTCGAGCGATGCACGGCGAAGTGCGCCGGTTTCCTTGGATCCGTAGCTGTAGTCGTACGGCTGCGGTTCGGTGGGCGGGTGCGGCTCATCGATCCCTGCGTTGTGCCGCTGCTCGTACCAGTGGTTGCGGTCCTCGTTTTCGGCGTTCAGGCGGCTCAGCGCTTCGTTGCCGGCCTTGATGAAGCGGCTTGCTTCGGCCTGAGCGGCGATGATCTTGTCTCGAGTCATGCTCATGGTCAGTTCTCGCTTTCGTGGGTGGGTGGTTCTGCTTTTCGGTCTGCGGCGCAGCATCGGCAGTTGTGGGCTTGTTCGCCGATGTGCAGCTTGCATGGTTCGGGCCGGGGTAGTGCTGCTCTGGACTTGGCCGGCCAGTGTGGGCCCGGTGTGAAGATCGGTGCGGGTGTCACGCACGTTGCCTCCATGGCCTTGGTTGTGGCCGCGATGATGAGTGGCCCCAACTCGACGTCGTGCTTCGTGATGAGGGTCAGCAGGGATTGGACACCCCAGTCCGGTCTGACCTCGTGGAGCAGGTACGCGACCGCCCTGGCTTGCTGGTCGGTGATGGTCAATGGATTTCCTTTCAACCAAAAATCGCGCTCTGGTGAGTTAAGAAACAGACTTGGTTGGAGCGGATAGGTGTTAGGTGTGAAGGTGCAGGTGTTAGGTGCAGGTGTTACCGATGCCTTTCAAGACCCCATCGGTAAACCCTTTTTCGATGCTGTACGAAACCCTTTATGGAAGGGTTTCCGGAACCCTTCCCCGATGGGTTTAGGCAGCCTCGCTGGATACCATTTCGCGGGGGTTTATGGACCGTCCGGCCATGGCATCCTTCAAGGCTCCCCAGCTGGTCCATTCAGGGTTTTCGGTCTGCAACCGGTGGAGCTCGTGGACGACGACGCCGCGGATGCTTCGGGACGCTACGGATGCGTAAGCCTTCGCTACGGCCGCGCCCATGTTCCGCTGCTTCAGGAGTCCGTCGCTCCGCATGAAGGAGCGCACGAGGACTTCTTCGGTGTCCTCGTCGGCGATGATGTAGACGTTCTCGATGAGCTCCTGCGCGGCTGATTCGAGGATGTCCAGGGTGAGGCCATTGGCCTTGGGAACGATGCGCTTGAGGCGCCAGTCCACGACGCCGCAGTGACTCAGGTCCGCGTGCGTGGACAGGTGGATGAAAAGCCATTGAGCCATGGGGGACAGGTCGAGGAAGTCATCATCAACCCAGATGCCCACCTTGATCTGCCCGTACTGTCTGGCCATCAGGTGGCCTCCTTTCTGAGTTGGGCGAATGCGGTGAGCATGTCCTGCAGTGCCGCGAATGCTTGCTGGGGGACGACGCCGTTTCCGCAGGCCTTGAGTTGGTCGTTGCGTGAGATCCCGATGGCTGGGTCTGTTACCCATCCGTCGGGCAGGCCCATCATCCACTCGGTGAATCGGGGGCTTAGTCGGTGGCCGTTATTGCGTCCAGTAGGTTCTGTTGGCCTCGGAGCTGGCCGTCCGAGTCGAGCTTCCCATCGGCGGATTGCGGGTTCGTACTCTCCCCAGTTGGTAGCAGTGCCAGCTCCTTCGCTACTCCCGGGAGTAGCTTCTCCCCGTTCCGCGACCCGCTGCGCGTTTCCGAACCGCCCATCATCATCCCGACTGTCGGCGTCGGCAGTAGCTTGCCGCCGCTCTCCAGTAGGTCGTTCTCCAGAAGCATCGCAAGGTCCGTTACGACGTTCCGGCCCGGTTTCTTCCGAAGATGGTTCTCTGGCGTCCCTCCTGGAGGACTCGACACCGGCGTCGGTAGCAAGGGGTGCGAATCGGCCGTCAGTGCCGCGGGTTTTGCCGTCGTGGCCTCGCCCGGCTGCGGGAGCCTGCCCGGTTCCACGAGGTCGATGATCTGACCTGTCAGGCGTAGCGTTTGCCCGCGGTGCTTCGCCATCGCGGGTGACAGCGGGCCGCCGCCGGCTTCGTCCGCCATCACGGTCCTGAGCAAGGACAAAGACTCGGAATCGTCCGTGGCAGGCTTCCACGTCGGCAGCTCGTAAGCCACGCCATTGAGTGTCATACCCGAGGTCGGAAAGGTCTCCGAGTACACGTCCAAGTGCTCGCAGAACAGTCCCTCCGTCCCCGGTATCTCCCATGCATCCCGGGCACTGTTCCAGATCGCTAGCGGCTGTGGCACTGTAGGCCCCTCTCACGTTTTCCCAGACCACGTAGGTCGGCTTTTGGATGACGATGGCTTCTCGCATTTGCACCCAAAGGTTCGAGCGGGTGCCCTCGTTCATGCCGGCGCGGCGGCCGGCTGCGGATAGGTCCTGGCAGGGCGTCCCGCCGCTGATGATGTCCACGGACTCGATGTTGGCCCAGTCGATCTTGGTCATGTCGCCGTAGTTGGGGACGTCAGGCCAGTGGTGGGCGAGGATCTTGGACGGGGCAGCGTCGAACTCGCTGAACCATGCCGACTCAGCTCCGAACACTTCCTCAACGGCCATGCCGAGACCGCCGTATCCGGCGCAAAGTTCGCCTAGTCGTAGGCTCATGGTGTTCCTTAGTGGTGGTAGGGCCGTGGCGGCATTGCGACGGCGGGTGCTTCGATGACGATGACTTGGTGGGCGCCGTGTGCGCCGGGGAAGTTGCGGCCTGGTGCGAGGTAGCCTTTGCCGGGCCCGGTGATGTGGGCGCGGTGGCGTAGGGCTACGTCGCGGAGGTCTTGGGCGGCGATGGCGAGGAGCTCGTCGCGCTCGCCGTTGGTCGTGACGGGTTCGCCGACGACGGGCCAGAAGGCGCGGAATACGTGCGACGGCGGGGGTGGGGTTTTCTTCTTGCGGGGGCTCATCGTCGTCCCTTTCGTTCGCGGGTTATGTTGGCGACTGCTTCGTTGCCGGTGGGGTCGCGGTAGAGCTGCCGGGCGCGGTGGTTGGCGTCGTCTTGCGCCTGGGCTTCTTTGTGGTGCTGGCAGGAGTGCCGGCTGAGGCAGATGTCGTGCGGGCCTTTGCAGAGGACGCAGCAGGGATCCGCGGTCATGCGGATTCCGCTTGGGCGATGTAGAGGTCCAAGAGGTCTTTGCGCAGTCCGTACCAGTGGAAGTCGCCGTCGGTCGTGGAGACGTAGACGACGGGCGCTCCGGTGTATCCGAGGGCTTTCACGTAGGCGAGGGCGGTTTCGTCTTTGGTGACGTCGACTTCTGTGTAGTAGATGCCGGCAGCGTCGAGTTTGCGCTTGGTCATGCGGCAGGGCTGGCAGTCCGGCTTGGTGTAGATCACCCAGGCGACGCCATCCCGTGCTTGGATGCGTTCCGTCAGGTCGGTAGTCATTGGTGGTTCCTTCGGGGATATGGATGCGGCGCCCGACTTGTGCCGGGCGCCGCAAATGGGAAAGGCCGCTCGGTGGCGGCCTTGTCTGGTGGTGGTGCGGGTGGGTTACGGCTCGTGCAGGATGACCAGCGGCGCCTCGTGCTTGATGAAGTCTTCGAGGTAGGTATATCCGCCGCCTGTTCCGTGGACCTTGACGCCGCCGTGTTGGCTGAGGTCATTCAGCACCCACGAGTGCGTTGTCGCTGGCGAGTAGAGCTTGGTTCCCTGCGGCAGCGCGTCCAACTCTTCGACGGTCGTCACGGTGCGGGGTTTCCGGTATCCGGCGGCGAGGATAGCGTCGGCGGCCTTGTCGCAGAGGTCGGCAATCTCGCCGACCGTGTCGCCGCACCCATCGCTCACGCTATGCCGGAAAAGCAGCTTCGCCAGTTCATCCCGGGCGCTCAAAACGCGGGCTCCGAGTCGGGTCCGTTACCCCAGCCGCCTTCTGTGAATGTCTGTGAATTCTGTGAATTTCCCCAACCGTCGGCGGACGATGCAGGCTGGCTGCCTCCCCAGTTGCCGCCGCGGGCGGATGCCACGGGGACGTCGTTGGAGTAAGCCTGATGCCAGCGGAGATCTTTGCCGATACCTTCGACGCGGAGTTCGTCAGCGGATCGCTTTTCGCCGTCCTTGGTCGTGTACTCGCGCGTCTCAAGCTCGCCGTACACCACGACCGCGTCGCCTTTTTTCAGGACGTTGGCGACGTTGTCAGCGAGCAGCGCCTTGCCTTGGTTCCACGCCTGGCAGCGCCAGAACTTCGCCGGCCGCTTCTCCCACTCGTTGGTCTGCTTGTTGAACTTCCTTGCGTTCACGGCCACGGTGAAGTTCGAGACGCCGGTGCCGTTCGGCAGGTAACGCAATTCAGCGTCTGCCACCATCGTTCCGATGATGCTGATGTAGGTTTCGCCGCTCATGCGTTGCCTTCCTTTGCGATCTGTTCAAGGACGCCGATCCATTGCCGGGCGACGTCGGGGGTGATGTGGAGCATGAAGTCGACGCCGGTTCCCATGACGACTTGCTGGCCGATTACGGGGTGGATGGGCTGGTCGGTTGCGGCGATGTGGCCGGCCGTGATCGAAACGCCGACCGTTCCCTCGGTTGCGGCGGTCATTTGCTGGCCTCCGGCTCGTATGTCTGCCAGGGTGATGCCGCGCCCTCGTATGTGAGCCCCGGCGTTCGGCGCCAGCGCTGCACATTCGAGCCGTCACAGTCGGAGCTGACTGTGTATTCGTAGGTTCCGTCATTGATGAGCGTTTCCGCCCATGACGGTTCGGCCTTGACGTATCCGGCGAGGCTTGGGGCCTTGGCTAGCTCATGAGCCAGTTCAAAGTCGGCAGTATTGGCGGCAGCGTCGATCCCTGCCCAGTTAAGCGCCGTCATTAGGTCGTGCTCGAGTGCGCTCATTTGGTCTGCTCCTGGTGGTTGTCTTCTCGTACGGCGGCAAGGATTTTCTGTGCGTCCTCGGCGGTGATTTTGTTTGGGTGGGCCCATGTGGCGCCGATGATTTGCCCTGCCGTGGCGAGCATGTGGGGTCCGTCGCCGTCGTAACCGGCCGCGGTGAGTGCGTTCGTGATCGCCTGCCACTGCGCCCGCCACGGTTCGGTCTGCGGCTCGGCCTGCTGCGGGGCCGGCGCGTCGGGTAGCGGCTCAACCGTGTGCGTGCCCTTCTTGCCGCGGGTGACAGTGAGGCTCACCTGTTCCCGCTTGCTGATGTGGGACAAGTGGCTGATCTTGATGCCGCCCAGGGTCACGCCACCGAACTTCACGGTGGGGTCGGTGTAGAGGGTCAGACTCCGGCCAGCCCAAGCCGCGCCACTGGTGCCCCAGAGCTTGGCCAGCACCCGCAACATCGACTTGCTCGGCTTATAGGGCGTTCCCGGGTGGCCGACTAGGTTGATGTTGACCGGCTGTTCTTCCGTGCCCTCCGTGACCGACTCGACGGTGAACGTTTGTGGGCCGCTGAGGAAGTCGTCGGCATTTTTTTGGTCTGACTTTGGCGCCAGAGCCTTTGTGATGTCCATGGTTCAGTTCGCTTTCTCGGTAGTGGTGTAGCCGCGTCCGTGGCAGCTTGGGCAGAAATCGGCGCCCTGGTAGCAGCGCTCGGCCCGGCATCGTCCACCGGAACGCTTCCCGGTGCCCTTACATTTGGCGCATTCGGTCCCGCGCCCGGTGGAGTCGCAAGCCGTGCAACCGACGCCGCCAGCTAGTACGCGCTTCATCTCGGCGTAGGTGCGTGGCGCCGTCCGGTCGGTGCGCGTGTCCATCTCGCGCCGAAGCAATGCGGCCAGGTTGTCCCACTCGGGTATGAGACGCACCCATTCGGTCGACCGGCCAGTCATGCGCCTCTGCAATTCACTAGTGCTGATGCCTCGGCTCTCGCAGTAGTTGATGCACCGGAGGAGGTCGCTCGGATCCCACGGATGGTTGGTACCGCCGCCAGCAATGGCCTGCGCGGAGAGTCCTAGTTGGTTCGACCACATCAGAAGGTAAATTCCGGCTCTTGGAAGTGGTCGATGTATTCGGTTGCCGGGAGGCCTTCGACGGCAGCAAGGTAGCGGTTGGTAATGTCCGCGGCGTTCGCCTCGAAAGTCAGCGCCGCGTCGGTGATGGCGTCATGCCATCGCTGATCCGGGTAGACGCGCTTCGTCCACAACGGCATTCCGCCGGCGTAGGACGTGTAGTCGATCCATGCGCGCCCGGTGACTAGCAATCCGGTCTGGCATTGCGCCATGTTCTCGGCTGGCACTTCATCGGCGAGGATCGTGGCAAGGTGCTTCTTCGGATCGCGGGACTTGATCTCAATCAGCCCGTCATCGCCGACCAAACCATCAGGTGAGTAACCCAACTTGAACTTGCCGAAGTCGCGGACGATGAAGCCAACCTCATCGACGGGCGCGTGATGCTCGGCGTAGACCTCCCGGGCATAGGGCTCATCCAATGTCCCGCGCTGCATAGCCTGGCTCGGATTGACCTGCACAACGCGGCCCGTGATCCGCTCAGCAACGAGCGAGTTAGTCAGGCCGCGGGAAGTGTCGTTGTTCGCGGTCTTCAGCGTCGGCGTGACAAGCTGGCCGACGACGCTGGCGGTAACAATCCCTGCCCGCGCCTGCAACCATTCGTCGCTGCCCTGCTCAAGCTCCTTGTAAATCGTGATGCTCATGTGTCCCCAATCTGGGCATAAAAAAACCGCCTAGCTGGCGGTAGCTGTTTTTTGAAAGTCAGTCGTTTCCGGTTCGCCGTGTAACTGGCAGTCCGGGTCGGTCGGTCGCGGCTGCCGCGGGTTGTAAACGGACCGTGGGCAGGTGCACCCTAGAGGCCGCATCGTTGGCAGTCCTCGGTGTGCGCGCCCTCGGCGATGCATTTCCTCCGGCGACGGGTGAGGATGGCACGGGCGAGCGCTTCGGCGTCCGGGTCCGGATCAGCCATGATCGGCCCGCGCCTGAGCTTCACGGAGCGACTGCAATGCAGCGCCTCCGATCTCTTCTATTTCAGCGGCCGTCCAGACTGGCACCCATGCGCCGATTGACGGTTCCCAATATTCGGTCCGGCCGCCGACTGTCCGGGCCTTCATGTTCACAGTCGCGGGCGGTCCGGGGACGAAGCCGCCCTGCGCGAAACGCCCGCTCATGCCCTCACCCGGAACTGGTAGTGGCGGCCGGGGACCAGCTGCTCACCGAAGAAGCAGACGAGGCGGCGGCGAAACGTCCAACGCGCCGCCCTCATCGGGTGGCCTCGTGGATGACGAGAGCCGGGAGGATCATGCTGCCATCGTTGGTCGAGCGAACGAATCCACCGTCACCGCACTTCCACTGCTGGTACTCATCGAACGGTGCCGGGTACGCCGGGTAGTGCTGGAAGGCTCGGCCGTGGTGGAGCACCACAGACCCAACAGGCAGGGCGTCGAGTTCTTCCGGGGTGGTGATGGTGCGGGGCTTGATGTCCGCCTCTACACGCTTAATGAACAGCTCGGCCATGATTAGAGCCGTCTCGCCGCCGTCCGCTTGGATCGTCATGGCTTTGTGCGCCACAGTGTTCAGGATGTCCTTCGCAATCTGCTTGCGCGTCAAGTCTCGTTTCGTGCTCATGTGGTCCTTCTTCGTAGTCGGCGGCGATCTTGTCCGCGGCGTCGATGAGTGTGCGGATGTCGTCGGCGATGGGGTTGTCCGGGTCAGCTTCGAGGCGGGCTGTCAGCACGTCCCGGCATCGGTTAGCGGCCGTAACGACTGAGGCGGCCGCGGCGGGGTCGATCGTCGGCGCGCTCATGGCTTGTCCTTGCAGTCGGTCCAGCACAGATCCGTGTGAGTCGCTGGGAGCTGGCAGGGCGTGCAGGCCAGGTCGAAGTTCTTCGGGCCGTGCCACGAGTTGTCGCACGGCTTTCCGCACGGCAGTATTTCCTCGTCGCGGAATTGCGCCTCGTTCCCGTCGTCCCCGTTGCCGTAGTCGAGTTGGCAATCGTCGCAATAGAACGAGTCACCGTCGTGCTCGGTCTCGCCCCCGCAAGCACCGCACGATGGATACTGGACGGCGCACTTCGGGAGGCTCATGCGCCGTACCTGCTCTCGAGGCGGTGTTCTTCCCATTTGCCTTCGGCGTAGGCGTCTGCCTGGTCCTGTGCGATCGCGGCCAAGCACTCGGTGCATTCGTCGCAGTCGCCGTCCTCGCACTGCTCCACGTCCTCCGGCGGGAGCATGTTCTCGAACGCGCGCTGTGCGGACTCAAAACCCGGGATCACAGCGCGCCCCGTTCCAACGCCTCGGCCAGCGCCTCATCGTCCAGATGCTCCAGCTCGAACAACAGCCGGTCATGGGCGAGGGCGCGGGGGATCAGGACAACCGCGCCGAATATCGTCACGGCGAGGACAAAGACGAAAAAGCCGTTCATGCTGCAGCTCCTTTGCTGGTGGTTTGGCGCGTCCACGTGCGGATGACGCCGTTCTTGCGGGACTTGGTTGCGGACTGCTGGTAGCCAACAGCCGTGATGTAGCCGGCGGCGCGGGCCGCGCTGAATGCCTGGCCGGGCGCGTTCGGGTGAGGTGGCCGGCGCATCTCTCGGGCGAGGTCATCAGCGGAGAAGAGGTGCTGCGCGTTTGCTAGGCCGATGATCGTGGCCAGCGCGTCCTCGTGCCAGGCTTCGTGGGAGTCTTCGAGAACCGCGGCGATCATGCGCACATCACCCCGAACGTCGTCCGCAGGGTGTGGGCGTCTGCGTTGTCTGCGGCAGCTTCCCGCATCAACTGGTCATAAATTGGCGTGTCGCTCATGCTTCCTTCTTCCTTGAATAAGCGGTGATGGATTCCTCAGTGCGTTGCTCGCGGGCCCGGTCGATGATGAACGCGAGCTCGTCCGGGCTGATCGGTGGGTGCTTGACCTTCGCCGCCGCGGCCCTGCCCTGGACCGGCTGGGTCGACAGGTTCCGGCGTGCGGCCCGGTGCGAGCCGGTCAAGTCGCTCATGAGGCCACCACCTGGCGTCGAGCTGCTGCAGCCTCGTTGCGTTCCTGCTGTACGTTCTCGATGGCCGTTTCGCCGGTCTCGTCCCAGTAGTGGAGGCAGTAGGCGAGCAGCTGCTCCATCTCGTCCGGGGTGTGCGTGAAGTGCTCGAAGCGGCGGGCGGCTTCCTTGGCGATGATGCGGACGGCGCGGCGTTCGGGGCGCGGCTTGTTTGCGGCGTCGTAGTGGTCGCGGATCTTGTTTTCCATGACGGCGAGGCTGATTTTGGGCATGACAAATAACTCCTTCTCCGAGGGACGAACGCAACGGGTGGGGGTGGTGCGGGTTTGGGTGTTTGCCCTGAAGCGGGCGTGGGTGGTGCTGTTGCCTGTTAGGCGGTGAGAGCTTCGGCCCATTCGGGGTCGAGTGCATCCTTGGATGCGAGGTGGGTCCGGTAGGCGGCGGCAAGATCAACGCTGAGCGCTGGCCATTCGCCTGCTGCTACCTTTTCTTCGTACTGCTTGTTGTGGATGCCGACTTCCATGAGGCATTGCTGCATCTGGGCTTCGGCTACGTGGTCGATTAGTTCTTCAGTGAGCACGAACCATTCGCCCTGGTCGCGCTGGCCGGCGAACTCGCGGTGCAGACTGCGTTCCTTGGCTACATTGCCGGGAAGGTAAGCGATCAGGCGCGGATCCTCGACCCAAAGCGAGGGACGGATAGCCTTGCCGCCGCGCCGCAATTGGTTGCAGCGAGACTCTGGGTTGATGCTGGTCCCGATCTTGATGAATGAACCGCACTGGATGTAGTAGATGAACGGGCCCAGCTCGGGATAGGTGGAGAGCGGCCGGGGTCCGTTGGTCCAGTGCCCTGCGGCGATCATGTCGGTTAGCTCGTCCATGGCTACTTGCCCGCGGCTTCGGTGGGCAGGGATTCGAGCCAGGCTTCGAGCTCCGAGTGGCGAATGACGGGCTTGGAAGCGGTGCCATAGCGGACGATTAGCATTCCGTCTGCGGCGGCCCTGCGGAGTGTGCGGACGGAGTATCCGACCTGGTCGGCGGCTTCCTCGAACGTGTAGGCCAGCTTGCCGGCGCTCATGCTGCGTCCTGTGCTGCTGTGAGGTCTGCCGGCAGGAGCTGGGATGGTTGGACTTCGAGGGTCGCGGCGATGGCTCGGAGTTCGAGGAGGTTGAGTGCGCGCCCGCCTTTGAGGCTTCGGCGGAGTGTTGGGTAGGGGATGCCGGTCGCGTCGGCGAGGGCGTTCATGCTGATGCCCTTGGCTTCTCGCGTGGCGTTGATGAGGTCGATTTCGGTTTCATTTGCGGGGTTCTGCACCGCTTCTTTGCTAGCCATGCAATGACCATACTTAATCAAATGACTAAGAAGCAAGTACATCGGCGTGTCGCGTTCGAGTAATTGCATGGTTGTCATTCGAGTACCGAATGGCATAGCCGATTAGTCGAAACGTTGCAAGTCAACAAGGCGCGTGCTTAAATTAGTCGCATGAACAACTTTGAGGGTCTAGAGGCATCACTAGCGACACAGATCAAGGTCGAACTAGTCGAAGCTGACATGGATCAGAAGACCCTGGCCGAGCGCGTAGGTATCCACCCGGTCACGCTGACCAAGTACATGAAGAACCAGCGCAGCATACCGCTTCCGGTTCTGATTGATATTGCGGTCGTTCTTGGCCTTAGCCCTCGCGAGTTGATGGAGCGCGCTGAGGCGCGACTCGCTCGATAAGTTCAGACGGGCGCACGCCGGCCGCTGCGGCAGCTTTCACTAGATCCTCAACGGTGCGGATCGTCTGTTCTTTACTCACTGCTGGTACCCCCGGAAATTCGAAACTGTGTTCGAAGGACCCTATCGGTTTACCCCGACAAAGTCTCTCGTGCGGAGGAGCCTATAGGAATTCCTGCGCTTTTCTTGCGTTAATCTACCCCAAGTGCGCTAGCGACCAGACCACGCGATGTGTTGCGGTCCAGTGCGCATATGCGGTAGTCATGTCCTTATGAAGTGTTACCGCAGGTCAGGGCGGGATTGAGTGCAAGGACGGTTACGCTATGACAATGCACAGTGGTTCACAGCCGGTCCCCGGCCCGTTTTCGCGCGCCGTCGCGGAGGAGGTTCGGTCCGAAATGGCGCGGCTCATGGTGTCCGGCGCCGAGCTGGCGAGACTAACCGGCAGATCACAGTCCTACCTCTCGAAGAGGCTCCGCGGAGAGTCTGCGTTCACGGCCACCGACGTCGAGGATATTTGCCGTGCGCTGAAAGTTGACCTCCTGTCGCTGCTAACGGCCGCAGTCCGAGCTTCACGCCAGTAGAACGACAAAAAGGCCCCGCCATTTTGGCGGGGCCTTCGTCGTGCTAGTGGGAGATTTCCTTCTGGGGCCGTCCGAGCAGTTCGCTCATGAGGTTCATGGCTTCGGTGAGCTGCTTGTGGTTTCCCTTGGATTTATAGCCGCGGGTGACGGCGCGGGTGGAGTGCCCGACTATTTCGGAGATGACCGCCTCCGGAACGCCGGCCTCGTAGAGAAGGTCCACGGTAGTGTGCCTGGATCCGTGGAGAACGATGTCCGACGGGAGGCCCGCGGCAGCCAGAAGCGTCTTCCAGTCCTCGCTGACGGCGTCCGGGTCCTGCGGGGCCCCGTCGTCGCGGGTGAACAGCAGCCCGTCGCCGTGCCCTGCTTCCATGTGGCGGGTCAGGATCGTTTTGAGCGGTTCCACGAGCGGGACGATGCGCCATCCCGCCCGGGACTTGGGCCGGGTGAGGTAGAGCGTGCCACCAAGCGGCCGGTGCTCGAAGTCCTTGGGCGCCTTGCTAATGTCCGTGATCCGCTGCAGCTGCCACGATAGGTCCAGCACGTCGCCGACCCGGTCCGCTTCCAGCCCGATGATCTCCCCGCGGCGGGCCCCGGTGAGCAGGTATGTGGCCCACTGCGCGCCGCGCTCGTGCGTGGCAAGGTATCGGAGCAGCTGCACGGCCTGGTCGAGCGTGAGGGCCTTCTGCTCGGTCAACGTCTTGCGCGGAGCGGCAGCGACGGTGCAGGGGTTGGAGTGCATCTTCCCCTCAGCGAGGGCGGCCTTGAACGCGGCCGACAACACGTTGTGGGCATTTAGCGCGTACGTGCTAGATAGCATGACGGTATCAGCCGGCCATTCCGACGCTGGCAGTTTGCGGACGGCTTGGCTCTTGGGCGTCCCGAGGACGCGGGCATGGACTTTGCGGACGTGGTCGGCGGTGACCCTCTCGAGCTTCGCGTTGCCGATGGCCGGGATGATGTGGTTTGTCACGACGGAGCGGTAGCCGGCTGTGGTCTTGGGCCGTTCATTCGGCTCAACGATGTTGTCCAGCCAATACGTCAGCCACTTCTCGACGGTGGTGGAGCTGGTAGACAGATCGCCGGATTTTCGCAGCTGCGCGATGGTCGCCTGCATTTCCTTCATGGCTTCGGATTTGACCTTGCGCCGAATGACCTTGCGGCGTCGCTTGCCGTCGAGCCCTGGCGGAAGTTCGATTGAGGTTGTCCAGAGGCCCTGTGAGTTCTTGTAGAGAGAGCCTTCACCCTTGCCGCGCATGTATGCCTTCCTTGGTGTAGCCGATGGTGTAGCCATTACCTGTCCGGCATAGTCTTGCACTGACCGCCTAGTTTGGCTAGATTCCGGGGTTTTTAGCCTCTTTCAAGCCTATCCCGTTCGACTGAAAATCGAAAGGTCACCGGATCGACGCCGGTCGGAGCCACTGAGAAAACCCCGAGGAATCGGGGTTTTTTTGTGTCTCCGGTTAGTTCGCCATCCGCTCGGTGTAGCCGATGGTGTAGCCCATTGCCCGAGGTGGACTAGGCAACTCCGGTCCACGTGGGGCCGCACGAGGCACATGTGACGCATCATTGATTGCATGCCCTATTTCAAGTCTCCTGCTCAGGTCGCCGAGGAGCTCGGTCTACATGAGGCTACCGTCCGGCGCCTGGCTCGGCAGCACAAGACATTCACGCGGGTAGGCAACCGCGTGATGTTCGCGGCGGACGACGTTGAAGCCCTGATCGACAAGATCAGGAATCCGCCGAAGGCTGACGGCGAGTATGACGCATTCGGATTTCGCATCGAAGAGGACGACCCGTTCGGTTAGCCCGGCAGGAACCCCGGCAGCCTATTCCCCCACCTAATCCCACGCAGCGTCTCGGGGCACCGGCGGTAGTCTTCGATGTCCCATTCGGAGTCGGTGACGCGGCGGACGTTCCCAGCGGGGATCCACGACCAGTGCGGATGGCCTGCGTCGTCGCCCCACGAGACCAGGATGTGGGAGGGGTTCCACCGCTCGGCGTGGGCATATACGTCCACCGTGGCGCCGCCGGCCAATGGGACGCTCGCCATGATCTTGGGGTAGTTCCCGTACTCCCAGGACTTGGTCGCCTCGAGGTGGCCCGGGTCAGGGAGCAGGTATTCGTAGCTGGTGCCGTCGAGGGTGAACGATGCCATGACGCAATGCTATCCGGAACGCAGATCGTCCCCGCGCCGGCCCCTGGATGAGGAACCGGTGCGGGGACGTTCGTTGGCTCCGGTGGCATTTTGGGGATGCGACGGAACGCTCTCAACATATGCGACTTTGCACGTCAAAAGCTATGCCGGGTGGGCGCTTCTTTGGTTCGCGTTCGAGTGGCGAGTCACACGACGTGCGGCGCGCTACCTGTTCTTGCCCTTGAGGATCATCATGAGGTTGTGGCCGATCCGGGCTTCTTCGGGGGTCGCGGAGGCCTCCAAGTCGATGGCGTAGTACTCGATGTCGGCGAGCTTGTCGCCCGTACCTTTGCGCAGGTCTGTTGTCACCGAAAGACCTTGACAGGCCAAGCTTGGCGGAAGCTGAGAGTTGCAGGCGAGTTGCCAACGCAGAAAGGGCCCCCACCTCCGAAGAGATGGGGGCCTGTATGCTTTCGTGCATGGCTACTCGTGATGACTTACTTAAGGCTGTTGCTGACCTGCGCGCCGCCGCTGACATGCTGGAGGGCGCGAACGACGCCGCCATGCTCCACGACGTAGACGTACTGATCGCCACCGCGGCTATCCGTGTCAAAGGATTGCGGGCCTGACTACTGCTGCACCCAGGCCCCACCCTTGCGGATAAACCGTTTACCCGTGGCGTCGAGGTACGTCCCACCGTCTGCTGATGGGATGCCGGTGGAACCGTAGATTGGGCCGGTGTAGTCGAACACCACCAGGTTGTTGGGCGAGTTGTTCGGCGGTGTGGTGGACCCGGTGGGGGCGTTGATATACCGCAGCTTCACGTTGACGTTGCTGTAGGAGCCAACGTCGGAGCCTGATGTTGTGGTGTTCTCATCGCGGAACGAGGTAGAGCCCCGTGAAGCCACGAGGTCAATGAAGACATCCTTCATCACGGACGACTGAGGGTCCAGGTTCACGACGATGCTGTTCCCTGCGGCGTCCACAAGCCCGCCATTGATCCTGATGTTGCTCAGCCCGATAGGCGGCGATGGCTCGGTGGAGTCCTTGAACATGTAGAGCGCCTGACGGAAGGTGTCCTTGATGTTCGGCTCAACCACATCCACGTTCTTGGACGCGAACATGAGCAGCCCAATCTGCATGGAGTAAGTTTTGTTCTTGGCGCGCAAGGTTGGGTTGACCAGCGTTGCGCCGTCCACGAAGCCGAGGTGGTAGCCGGCAAAGTTGTTGATGCCTGCCGCGTTTACGTTACCGTCTTCGGTGGTGCAGTTGATCCACCGGATGTTGTAGTGCCAGTGCCCCACGACGCCGAGGACTTTGAACCCTGAGCCGCCCGTGGAGACGTTGCCGGGCGCGTTGCCGGGGTTGCGGGCGATGCAGTCCTCGAACGTGATGTCAGCGACCGAGTAAGAGCCGCCGATGCGGTAGGCGTGTTCCGGGGAGCCATCCACGATCCAGTCCCGGAAGCGCAGATTGATGGTGGTGAAGTCGGCGTTCTGCGATTCGATCAGTAGCCCGTTCATACCGTTCCACGGGCCGGTAGCGGACGCGGGGGATGTCCCCGTGATCTTGGCCTTACCGAACGTCGTGTCGGAGGTATTGATGACGTAAACGCCGGTCATGTGGTTGTTTATCGTGATGTTGCCGATAGCCGACTCGGACACATTCAGTGTCCGCATGGGGGATCGGAACCCGGTCAGCGACATAGCGTTGATTCGGATATTCGTCTTGACAACGCTCGCGTCACCGATGAACAGCGCGTTTGCCCCCGCCTGATCGGCGGTCAGGGACGTGACCTTGATCCGATCGATGATGGTGTCAATGCCGTTGACCCAGATACCCGCGTCGTTCGATGCCCCGCCTGCGATCTCCAACTTCAGGGTGTCGGCGTGGAAGCTGTCACCTGTGGTCAGAACAAATGTGGAGTTGTTGACGGTCTTCACGAACGTGCACCCGAACGTCTGGACCCGCAACCCGGCGGGGAACGTCACGCCAGCGTTCACGCAGTACCGTTTGGAGCCGTTGAAGATGAGGGGCAACCCAGCGGCGGCGGCGGCGTTAGCGGCGGTCAGGATTTTTGCGGAGTCGTCCGTGGTGCCGTCCGCTGCGGGGGAGTAGTCCGCCAGCCGGATAGCAACTTCACCCTTGGCGACTTTCCCAGCAAGGGCAGCTGTGGTCTGTGGGCTGGTTGGGGCGTCGAGGAATCCCATGCGTTGCTCCTAGCTGACCGTGATGGCCGGGCGGTTGGTGATGTTCCCGGACGCGTCGCGGGTCACTGCGGGTTGCGTATACGTCTTCGTGGGGGATCCTGTGCGGGTGATCGTGTACGCATCCACAGCGCCAGGGAACGCGGTGGAGGCGGTCCCGGAATACACCCCAGTTACACCGTCAGGCCACGTGATCGACGCGCTCACGGGTGCACCGTTGACGTCGTTCGTCACAGCCCCCGTGAACAACGCGCTCGGGTCGCGGGAAAGCTGCACATTAGCCGCGTCCAAAATCTGATCCCGGGTGTTCAGGCGTGCCGCGGACAACGGCGTATTACCGAAGACCCCGTCAGCCCAGTCTTGTAGCGCCACGAAGGGCCTCCTGTTAATTAGTCCATTTGTTTGGTATGGTTCGGGGCATGGGGGTAAAGAAATGGGGAGCCGGCCTAGTAGCCGCGGCGCTCATCAGCGCCGTCACAGCGTCAGGCGCCCCGGTCGTCGCAGCCCCAGCGGTCCTGTCAGTGCCGTTCGCGCCTAAGACCCTGAAGCTGTCCTATGACCTGCCAGCTACCCTCGCCGATAAGCAGGTAGCAGAAACCCCGCGTATAGCAGCGCCGGACAAGATGACAAGCCGGTGGGCCTGCACCCTGCCCATACGCATCTATTACGCAGCGGCGCCCGGAGTGGACGCCCGTACCGTTGTGAAAGAGCTTGCGTACCCTGTCGAGTACCTGCGGGACCTTGGCTACACCGTGCAGATTGTCCGTGAAGTTGCTTATCACGCCGATTACCGGACGCCAGTAACCCCGGGAGATGTACTGCTAGTCGTTCCGCTGTCCCAAGCCGACGCGAAAGTTCTGCGCAAAAACGACTGGTGGGCCATGACCGAGCCAATGGAAATCGGCAACGTCATCACGTCGGCGAAGATTACCGTTGATGGGCTCGGCGGGCTTGCCTCTGACACACTCACCCACGAACTAGGCCACGTCCTCGGCCTGGATCACAAGCCGGGCACTGTCATGAACGAGCGCGTCGGAGCTGCCATCGCTTTCGACCCTGCCGAGACAGCAGCTATCGACTGCCGCTAACGGGAAGCTTCAGGGAGTTGCGGGCCGATTAGAACCTTGTCCTGTTCCACGGGGAAGCTGAGTTCGTCGTAACCGTCAACGATGCGCTGCCTTTCGGCCTTCACCAGCCAGTCAACCGCCTGCCCCGCCGCGCCGTAGATTGTGAGTTTCCCGCCGGAGATCCGGTCCGCGGAAACCTGGACTGTTGTGCGCCCGATGGGCGTGAGTTGGATGTTGCGCCCGGTCGACTTAGTCAGCGCCTCAAAGTAGCTGGGCAACGTCGCGGTGGCTTTCCCTGTTGAGTCGAGCGTTACCGTACCCCAATACTCAACACCGTTCACCGGGGACTCAGTCGCCGCGTGCATGAGTTCCATCGTCCCCGGGTTCACCGGGTGATCCATGATGAACGCCTTAGTCCCCGTGACCGCGAAGTTACCGTACACCTGGCACTTGCCAGTTCCATAGGGCGAAATCGTAACGCCGCCGTTAGTGGAACCGCCGAACAGCCCGACGTTTCCGTTGGCGCCCGGGCTGCCGGTCACCTCTGGGCCAATGGTCGCTCCAGATCCCAGAACGAAGCTTTGGTCTGACAGCAACTGCAAGAATGCTGGGTCTGATGCGTGTGGCCCGTTGATGGTTAGTGAGGTGTTGCCGGAGGAGTCTTTGAGGCCCATGCCGACGCTTTGCCCGAACGTTGTTCCCGTGCGGGTGAATGTTACTGCCGGGCTAGATGCGCCGGCAGTTCCAACGACAGCGGGGGCGCCGAGACTTGCCGTGCCCCATGAGTTGGATTTGGTGACGTTCCCGGTGACATTGGCGTTGCCTCCGATTGTCGTGTCACCCGTGAAGCTCGCGGTGCCGGTAACGCTTAGCGATCCTCCAGCGCCGTCAGTTCCGGCTATCGTCATCGCGCCCTTGACCGTTTGCTGGCCGTTGATTGTCGAGGCGCCATTCACGGTGAGCGGTCCGTTCACGATTTCGGACCCACCGACTGTTATGCCGTTTGGCTGTGCGCTGATGCCCGCTGTTGCGAGGAGGTCCTGGGCTGCAAGCTCCCTGATCGCGCGCCAAACGTCAGCAAACTGACGCGTGGTGTCGGAGTCGTTACTGACCTGAGATCCTGGGATTCCGGGGATGTTCGCCATTAGAGCCCTCCAAGGGTTGATGCGTCGAGGATAGGAACAATGGTGTTGTCGTCCAGTTGCCAGCCCACGGCCCGCGCTGTTCCTGCGCGACTGTCAGGCCATGCCGTGCAGGTCAGGTCAAATCCGATGTCGTCACCCAGTGACCAGTCGTCCACAAGTTTGGGGCCTTCTTGACGGTTCGCTTCGACGGTGAGGGACCGTGACCCGTTCTGCATTGCCATGAGTGCGCGTTGGGCGTGGGCTGTGATGGTGTCCGTGGAGGTGATCTGCGTTGACGGGCTGAACCGGTATTCGAAGATGGGGCGCCCGTCGTAACCCGTTGCGGGGGTTTGTGGTGCCGACTGCGGACGTGCGCCGCCCATGCCCGAGGATGTGGCGATCACGTTGTTAGCGCCGGACCCGGAAGCGTAGGACTTGACGAATTTGAACTTGCTGACCGGGCCGGGCATGTTGAACACGGCGTCAGGGTTGAGGCCGGCGGGAGCGGCGACACCGACCCGGTTGCCGACGTAGAGGACGGGCGTGTACTTGCCGTTGGTGTACTCCCAGCCAATCGTCCACTCAGGGCCGCCGACCACGCCTGAGAGCTGCGTCAGGATGCTGTAGAGCGTCTTGTCGTCAGTGTCGGCGAAGTGGTAACTCTGGATAGGCCCAGCAGTGCCAACTATCTGAACCCGGATGGGGATGCCGTGCAGCCGCCCAACGTACTTGTTGACAAGCGTCTGGACGATGACGTTCTGGTCTACGTTGCTGAAGTTCTCATCCCCGACGTAGACCCGGTCAAGGTACGCCTCAAGGGTTGCGAGTCCCAACGGTACGCCGCCGGTTTCGTTGATCTCCTGGCTCGTGACCATCCCGCCCCACAATGGGGTTTGCGCATCGTCAGCCAAGCAGACGATGACCGCCGAACCTTCGCGGGTTGCCGTCTCCCAGTTGCTCGGGGCCTTATCCAGGGGCAGCTCAGCCGTCTGCGATTCGTACCGCATCAGGGTCTGGTTCATGGACCCTTGCATTTTCAAATCGGGGAGGTCCGCGATGATGGCCCCCGTGTTGATGTCTACTGAGACGAAGCTGAGACTCATGTGGGGGCCATCCTCTAGTTACTGTGCGGGGGTTTCGGCGGGCGCGACTTCCGGGGCGATAACCACGGGCGCGGATACCTCGGGGGCGGTGGCGGGCGCCACATTCACAACATTCACAGTGGACGCCTCGGAAGCGGCGCCAGCGTCCCGGAGCGGATCGGCTTTCAGGTACGCGCCGACAGCGTAGGTAGCTCCGATCACGACACCGTAAGCGAGCGGTGCATACGCGCCGAGGAAGCTCAGGTTGCCCGGTGTGATCGTGGACAGGAGCGTGAGAGTGAACGTCGCATACGCTGCCCAGTTCGCGCCGGCTTTGACCTTCGGGGATACGGGGGTGGTGGTCATAATGGGCTCCTATGCTTTGGGGAGGGCGTTGCCGAGCGCGACAATGAATTGGTGCGCGTCGATTGCGGGGCCCGCGGCGGGTGCGGGGGCCTGGTTGAGTCCGAGTTGCGCGGCGGTCTTCGCGTCGGCGAGTTCCTGCTTCACGCTTACGTTCTTCCCACCACGGAGGACCGTCTCAGCCCAGACCTTGCCGGGAATGGCGGCGATGGGCGCATTCAGGTAGCTCGCTACGAGGCGTGCGGCCTTCAGCACTTCCTGTTCTTCTGCTGGGGTGAGTGTCATGAACAGTCCTTTGCTGGTGGGGGTGCTTTGCGGGGCGACGGCTGCGGATCCTGCGGCGAGCTGGTCGATGCGGGGCAGGTTCCAGATGCCGGGGCATGCGGTGTTGTACCAGTCCCGGTGCATTGACAGGGGCAGGGGCCCGTAAGTGGCACGGAGGAAGTTGACGAGTTCGGCTACGGTGGCGTAGTCCGCGTCGGTCGCTTCCGGGTGGCACTCGATGCCGATGTGTGTGGCGTTCTTGCCGGGGCAATGCCATGCCGCATCCAGGGGTGACACGAGGCAGTCAATGCGGCCAGCGGACACGACGAAGTGGGCGGAGGTTTCGCCGGGTCCGTTGACGAAGAAGTTCACAACGTCTTGGTGCCGCTGCCCAGTCGCCCCCCAGTGGTGAATGACAATGCCCTCAATGGTCCGGGGCCGGCCAAACACCTGGGGGACAAGCGCGGCGGGCGTGTAACCCTTCGCGGTCAGTGACTCGTTGATGGTCGTCATGGCGCCCCTATCCGTGGAGTGTTGAGTAGAGGTATATGGCGAGGGATACGGCGCCGACGATGGACGCGAGGACCGCCATGAACCGCTGAATCGGCGTCCATGACTGCTCAGACTGGTTCCGCCGCGTCTCGTCCGCCTCTTTCAAAGCGAGGGCGAGGGCGATCTTCTTAGCCTCCTCGGCCTCCGCGTTCTTCGTGAGGACCAGCGTGTCGTTCTCCAGCGCATCCACGCGGTCTTCGAGCTTGCCGACGCGGGGCACGATGTTGTCTACCTTGTCGTTTACCCGGTCCAACTTGCCCTCCATGCGGGCCAGAACAACAGGTATTGCTTCCGCTACGCGGGGTGTCAGGTCATCTTCGATCATGGTCAGGCGTCCAACCAGCTAATGTTGCCGAAGTCGATAGTGGCGTCCCCGGAAGCCATACCTGAGACGGTGCTGGACAGGGCAATCGTGAGGTTGCCGCTGTTGTCTACCTGCACGTAACCGTTCGTGCTGGAGCCTGACTGCTGGGTCGGTTGGAACTGGATCGGGAACCGTGACGCTTTCGTTGGGGCGAACCCGGCAGGCAGCTGGACCGGGACGTAGGGGATTAGCGCGGTGAGTGAGGTTGTGGCGCTGGTGTTAGTGACGGCGCCGCACAGGTAGACGCGGCCCGCAGACCTGTAAACGCCGGGGGTAGCGAACCCTGCGGCGCGGGCAGACCAGCCGCTCTTGATCGTCAGTGCAGCCGGTGTAATAGCACCCGGGCCGTCCCACGCCGTCCCGTTCCATGTCTGGACGTACCGGGCGGGGGTGTCCATCCGCATAACCCGGAAACCGTCATAGGGGGTGAGGCTGTCGCGTTCCGCCTGCGACATGACGGGGAGAACAGCGCCAGATGCGACGAAATACTGTGCGTTGAAAACGACAGTGGGGGATCCGCCGCCCGACTTGGGAACGTTGATCGTCGCCACCAGGAACGAACGCGGCGGGAGTGTCGGCGCGGACGGTGTCGAAGCAGCCGCACCAGCAAGGTAGCCGACCGGCGCCGCGAGGGACCCGGAACCGTCACCGGCGCTGCTGTCGTTGATCTGGATGTAAAGGATGTCGATGCGCGGGTTAGTCGCATCAGCGGCGGTAACGCTGCCGGTGATAGCGGCGTCCGTGACCCAAGGGTAAGCGCCCTGGTATAGCATCGCCGCGGGTTCGATCATCGCCGCGCAAGGGTTCAGGGTCCATGTTGTTGACGTGACGCTGACGACGCTAGACGAGGTGCCAACGCGCCAGCCCGAACGTGCCCCGAGGACGCGCCCGGTCGGGTTGCCGAGCAGCGGGGCGCGCATCTGGCGTTCCTGCTTAGCCGAGTAGGTTGGTGACCCGGCGGTTGCGTCAACCGGTCCAAAAGTAGTAGTCATGTCAGCTCCAAAAGGCCTATGACCAGGCCGGGTAGGTGGTGAGGGTCAGCATCGCGGTTGGGCCGTAAGCGACGGACGAGAAAGAAATACTGTTCGGCCCGGGATCCAGTTGGAACCAGCCGCGGGAAGTGACCCAGCCGTTACGGGTTGACTGACCTTGCGCCAACACCTCACGGCGCTGCATGTCCACGGTCACGAACTCGCCAGCACCAAGGGCCAGGGAAGACGCAAACGAAAGCGTTGCTTCCTGCCCCAGATGGTTCACGGACCAGCCGCCAGCAGGGATTACACCGTCAACCCGCAAGTACACGGGGGCGGGTGCGTTGCCCATGTTGTTGATCGTCATCACGCCCGAGTTGGTGACGCCCGTATAAGTCATCGGATACTTTGCCGGGTAGGTGGCGCCGCCAGAGCTTGACGGCAGGCCAGTCGATGCCGTGACCGCGTCCCCGTACTTGAACGGGTCCTTAGCGGCAATGAGGATCGAGTACCGGCCCAACGTGTTCGACAGATAAGTGGTGACAACCTCGCCCTGACGCTGAGCCGTGACACGCTTCACCCCGGCCGCCTCAGCAACGAGCATCGGAAACGGATCCAACGTGACCGCACCAGACAACCGGTAGAATGCCGCATCAAGAGACGCTAGGTCCGGGGCCTGAACAAGCCCCTCAATCGTCATAAACCGGGAACCATAGAACGGATCCGACGACGTCGAACCATGCCCGCGCGCCCGGTTAGTGAAGCTCACCGTTGACGCCGGTGAACCCCAACCATCAAACTTGCTGACCGTCCACCTGACACCGAACTCGTCCGTGTCGCCCAACACAAAACCACCGAGGGACACTTGGCGTCCCTCGGTGATCTGTGTTGCGAACCCTGGGTAAAGAGTGGGGCTGGGATAAACTATGGGGCTTGGGAAAGTCATCCCGCCTCCTGCTCTCTCATACCGCTAACGCCGTTTGTCGTCGTGTGACTTCGTGGGCGGTAGCTATCGGGTTGGTTTGGTCCGTGATGTTGTACGTGTGGTTCACGGTTACGCCGCCGCTGTTTGCTGCCCGGTAGTTGGGTGCGCCCTGGTAGGTGGGTGCGGATGCGTGGTAGGCTGTCGAACCGCTGCCCCCAAACAGGGACTTCGACGGGACCATAGCGTGACCAAGCGCGGTAGCGTGCGCGCTGATGGGGTTCAGCGCCGCTTTCTGCCGGTCAATGATGGTGCCCGTGAAGTTGTCCGTGATGTCCGTAGCAACGCGGGAGGGCGAGTTGATGCCGAGGGCCTTCTTCAAAG